CAATGCTCATGGCTAATCAGTCATTGACTATGGGGATGCTTGTTAGAGAGGTTTATATTAAGACTGCTGATAATGAATTTCTTGATTATCGAGCGGTTGAGCATGGTACTTCAAGACAACATGCAACTGCAGCAGAGGTTAAGGCGAAGTTCTTAGATTCTAAAGGTAATCCAATAGACAATGTTGAAGTTGGAGATAGATTTGCATCGTTAGGTGATAATCCTATTTTTTACAAAGTGAAATCTATCAACGATGATCTAACTGGTATTTTGGAAGCAGAAGAAGTCGGAACGCGTCCGAATGGGTATCTGGGTCAGATTTTACCAGTCACACCCAATGACACATTATCCTGGGCGGAAGTCATTGAAGTAACCGTTCCAGCTCGTGATGCTGAAACTGATGACCATTTACGTGAAAGATTGCTTGCCTCGGATTCTTGGATTGCCTATGGCGGGAACATTGCAGATTATTTGGATATGTTATCGAAGATTCCAACCGTAGGAGGCGCTCAAGTCTATCCAGTGTGGAATGGTGGCGGTACGGTCAAGTTAGTTATTGTTGATAATGATTTACGTGCGGCAAGTCAAGAACTGCTTACACAGGTTAAAAATGCGATTGATCCACCTGATGATCCGGGACTTGGATATGGATTAGCGCCTATTGATCATACAGTTACGGTTGTTGCTCCTGAGGAGGTCTCAATTGACGTCTCAGTTAATGTGCAGATTGATGTTCAATCAGATATTGAAGTGGTAAAACCTAAGATTATTGAATCAGTTAATAATTATTTCTTATTGAAACGTCAGTCATGGCACAACTTGAACAAACTGACTGGTAGAGGATATGCGTTGGTTATTTATCGTTCACAAATTTTGGGTGAAATCATGAAGGTGGATGGTGTCGTGGATTGTTCAATTCCATTACTTAATAGTAGTGAAGAAGATATATCAATGACATTCAACAATGATCTGTCACAACTTCCAACAGTTGGTGAGGTGGTAATCAATGGTTAAGTTACAAGATTATTTACCAGATTATTACGATGATGTTTATGAGATGCAAAAACTAGTTGCTGCAGAGCAAGTTGATTTTACTAAGTTTGATGATTTGATTCTGAGAACGTTATTGAACCAATTTGTCATGCAGACTGATTTACAGGGTATCTCATTATATGAGGACCAACTGGGTATTGATGCCAATCCTAATGATTCATTAGAAACTCGTAGATACAATGTATTGATGAGAATGTTGCCACCTAAACCTATAACACTCAAGTATTTCAATGAACTGCTTCATACATTGAACGTACCAGCATCCATAGATGTTGAATATGCTATTAGAAATGTAATAGCCAAAGCAAAAAGAAGTGAGATTAGTAATGATCAGATAAAACGTTTGAAATATTTGTTGAACGTTTATCTTCCTGCTAATCTCACTTTTCAAATTATAGTTACATCGAAAACGCAATTGAATATGCATGAGTATTTTGGCTCATATTCAAATAAACAAGTAAAAACCAGCGTTAATCCTAGGTTAAAAACATATTCAAGCACTGAAACACATCAGTACTTTGGTGGTGCAAAACCTAACCTGTATTCATCAACGGTTTCAATGCCTAAATTAATATTTCGAGCTGATTCAAAACTTTATATATTTTCAGGTGCTACAGGTCCACAATTATTTGTTGAAGCAACGGCTAGAGCTTTAATGAAATCAGAATCTAGTTTTTCAATGAATAAATTTATTGGCACAATCAAACCACAAATTGCTGTGGAATCAATTTCAAAGGAGAAAAACTAAATGTCTAAATATAATGAATCTATTTTGACATCTGCAGGTTTGGATTTAGCTAGCCGTGCAGCAAATGGTAAAACAAAATTCACTATTACCAGGGCAACTGCAACGGGCGATGATTTATCTAGTTTGTCAGAAGAAGATTTACAAGCACTGACAAAATTACCAAATGAAGTTCAAACAGGAACCATCACAAATCAAGATGAAAATATTCCTAATAGCAATTCAGTAATTGGTACTGAGTTGCTTTTTACTAATGATGGGTTAGAGGATAGTTATTCTATTAATGCGGTTGCACTTTATGCTAAAGAAGACGATAAGGATGAAGAAATTCTTTACGCAATTACGACCGCTCAACAACCTGAATTTATTCCTGATTTTGCTGATCAGGTTTTGTTGCAGTTTAGATTGACCATTTATGTAATTGTCGGTCGAACAGAGAATGTAACTGTTACTGTTGATCCTACTGGAATGGCCTCAAAGGAATATGTCGATGGAAAATTAGGTGAAATCGACGTTAATGACAAAATTAGTGACAGTACTATTTTAAATAAATTACAAAAATTAAATGAATACTTGGAGAGTAAAGAATAATGAAATTAACAGAATTTTTTGATTTAGTTCAAAAGGTCTTAATTAAATTACCTGCTGGTATAAAGGTTAAAAATGCTGATGGAGCTTATATTTCTAAAAAGGCAGGAGATGATTTTCAAGTTGATTTATCAGAAAGTGTTTATAGCAAAACGGAAACTGATAAACAAATTGAAGATAAAGTAGCAACTTCACAGACTGGTGCTTCGATTACTGATTCAGATACATTGAAGAAACTACAAGAGATGAGTAGTTATCTTGATGGCACAACTGTAAAAAAATAGGAGGTAAATCATGGAATTTAAAAATGATTTAGGCTTGGTTGGAAAAATAGCGGCACATTCGGTCATGTCCGGGAAGTATAAGGATAAAGATGGAAACATCAAAGAGATTCTTCCCGTTGGTCCTGGAAACTCTCTTGATTTTGATCAATTTCGTGAAGATATTGGTGCATTTGGTGGAGGGTCTGGTGGGAGCACTGATCCAGATAATCCAAATGAAAATGGCGCAAATTATGTACCTGGTCTTTTGTCTGATGGTTCATTAACAGGACGTAAACTTGAGTGGTTAGGGACCACACAATCATCAGGAACTACAACAGCTAAGTTTAATGATGATTTGGGTACGAAGCTTAACTTGGCTGGCGATGGATTACAATTTGTGCCATATATGGAGAAAAATCTTTTTACGAGAGGAGTAATGGGTGCAACCAGTAAAGTACCACTTGTATATAGTAAAGATAATACACCGGTTAAGGGGAGCTATGTTACTACTCAATATTTACCCATTTCAATTAATAAGAAAGATTTAGTTGATGGCAATGAAGTGGTAGTTATTTTTGATGGGATTGGTGAGAATGATAGCTCAGCCACCGAATTAACGAGTCCAGAATTACATTTCAAATATAACTCAGGAAGTAATTCAGTTGGTATTAGTCAAGTTTCTGGATATGCGTATGATAATTTAACGAGTACCAAAACTGGTGAGTTTTATAGTCTTGGAATTTCTATGATTAATACATTTTATACTCAAAAGCCTGTGGCACAGTTCCCATCTACAGTTCAACTATTCTCTGGTAATGCTAACGGGCCAATTGTTTTATCAGGTGTAGATAATTATTATTCAAACGTGCCAAATGGTATCGAAGTTACATTTGATGATCATATTGTAGATATAGACCCTAAGTACAGTACGAATACGCACCCATATGCTTTTGGGTTATTACAAACAATTAGGATTCCTAAAGAGGCATTGGTCATTGGGTCTAAATATTATTTTGATGTAAAAGGCAGCGTAGCTTTTGCCAAAGATGATCATAGTAATTTAAGTGAAGTTCCTTATTACACTACTAAATCAGGGAAGAATTATTTGCGGTCTATTGAGGATTCGTATGCTGAGATAAAAAGTGGTCAAATAACTGTTCATTTAACATTTACATATGGAGAAAATCTATCAGTAGGTTGGAATTCAATGCAAGCAAATGTAGCTAAAGTAACACCATATTAGGGAGGTAACTTATGAAAATAGCAATTCAATTAGATGATAATAGAAATATCATCGGTACAAATTTAACGGATGAAGAAACTGCAAAGAGACAAGCAAAAGAAGAAGGTTGGACACTTGTAGAAAGTGACCCAGCCTTTTTAGACGAAGAAAGGAATTTATGGACAGTTAGAGAATCGGATAGCCAACTTGTTCATATTGCCACAGGAATGACTCCTGATGGAGAAAAGACTCAAGCCAATGCGTTACTTGGTAAGACAGTTGGTACTGCGCTGGCTACAGCAAATACGGCTGATAAGAAAGCAGATAATGCGATTGCAGGATTAGCACTCTTAGGAAAACAAGTAGCGGTACAAAATACAATGACGGACGGAGGTACTAAATAATGTTTGATTTTATTAAATTTATGTATTCAATTAATGGCTATGTTAATAAGGATGTAGCCGACTTTGTAACGATTGGTAATATCAATGCTGATCAATACAAACAAATTACAACTGAAGATTACAAAGAAGGGGTAGCATTTAGCTAGCCCTTTTATTTTGGAGTGATGCGGATTGAAATATTTAAAACAGAATCACTTTTGGTTCTTAACGGGAATGGAAACATTCGCTCTAGGACTATTATTTATATCTAATGGTAACTTTATTGACCGACCACCATCGGCGCCCCCCTTCATAGCTAATGTAGATGATCCACCATTCGCAATAGCACTAATAATTATTGGTCTGTATGTGATGTTCTCGTGTTTCGACGAATTACGTAAGTCTAACAAAGATTTAATCGTATTTCTTTTGTTATTTGTGTGGACATTCTACTTAATAATTTTTTCAATACATGATTTGACTGCACCGGTTTTGTTACCAAAATTCACAACTATTTTTATTCTATTTATTAACATTCGAATTCTTTTAGAAGCATTTTGGAGTGATCCAGGATAAATGGAACAAGAAACAATCAGAATTTTGATATCAGCTATTGGTGGTGCAGTCATAACTGGTGTCTTTGGAGTTTGGTTGCAACGTTTAAAGAATCAAGGTTCAAATGAAAATGTTTATGCAGATCATACTAAAGAGTTATTTGAACGTTTAGATCAGATTACTCAAGAACGTGATGATTTAAAGGTACAGGTTATTAAGTTACAAAATCAGGTTTCAAAGCAGAATAATACCATCGATGCACTAAATAAACAGGTTGGGGTATTAAATAGTAAGTTCGACAAATTTAATGAACTAGAAGAGGAAAAATAGATGAAAATTATTGAAGGATTGCAATTGATTGATGTAGCACAGTTAATGGTAATTGCTATTTTGTGTTATGTCCTAACCAACTCAATCAAAAATACAAAGGTCGTTGATACTAAATGGATGCCATTCGTATCAATGGCGTTGGGATTGGTGTTAGCAATAGTTACAGCTCTGGTATTTCATGATAAGGAAATTGGCAAAGCTATTATTGCCGGTCTGTTAGTCGGCGGTTGGACATCAGGTATGTTTGACGGTATTCAAGGTTTCTTAAACGATGGAGGTACATCAGAATGAAGAAAAAACTAGTTTATATTGTAAGTCTGCTAATTGCAGGCTTATTTTTTTGCGTTACAAATGTAACTGCAGCAAGAACTGATATGGTCGATGTATCTAACCATAACGGCTATATGACAGTATCTAATTTTCAAGATATGCTGAATAATTATGGTGTAAAGTCTGTAGTTACTAAAATCAGTGAAGGCAATTACTATCATGATTACACTGCAGCTAATAATATCTCGACAGCACAACAGGCTGGCTTATATATTAATGGCTACCACTTTGCTAGATATACAACGGTTCAAGGTGCTATCAATGAGGCTGACTATGCTGGTCAAATGGCTAAATCTGAAGGTCTACCAATTGGTTCAGTGTTGATCACTGATGTGGAAGCACAAGAACAGAATGGACTCTCACGGGCGACTAACAATGCTAATAATGTGGCCTTCATGAATGAAGTTGCCAAGTATGGTTATCGTTCGGCCGTCTATACTATGTCATCTTGGCTCGGTTCAAAAATGGATATAGCACAAGGTTGGATTGCTTCGTATCCATATAATGCAAGTGGCAAGCAATGGTACTCTGGACATCACTCATGGCAGTGGGGAAGCACGTACCAGTTTGCTGGTTCATATGGTGATTTTGATGTTTCTCAAAACTATGATAATTTTTTCACTGGTGGACAATCTCCACAGGTTGATCCTAAATCTACTATTAATAATGTAGTAAGTGTCAAGGGTGATTCCTATAAGGCATTTACTACCTATAATAATAATGGCCAAGCTAATACCGGAACGAATGTTATTTCTGGAACAAGTTGGAAATCAAATGGAATCACAGTCATAAAATATAAGCCTTACTATGTAATTGGTGTTGACACGTTACTTCCACAGTCCAGTTCAACATTTAAAGGTACAGTTGTAGTGAACTACCTCAATAATTACGGGGTACTTGCGTACAATTCTAAAGGTGAATCAATTAAAGATAGTAATAAAGTATTTAAAGGCGGTACTTCTTGGCAAACTAACGATAAGCTAGTGAACTTGCCAAATATAGGCTACGCCTACCAAGTTGCTACTGATGAATACATTCCAATTCAATATGCTCAAGGGTCAGGCTTTAAAGGTTAGTCAAAAATCTATTAATGCTCAAATTTGAGCGAAAGTGGAGTAATGACAATGGTAATTAATTAACTTAATTGCTATATTTTAAAGGTACTAAAAAGTACATCTAAATGGTTCTTATCCTTATTTATTTTATTGCAGCCCTCACATTTATTTGTGGGGGCTTTTTTGTTTTTACTCATAAAATCAAAATGGCCCTCTTCACGTATTTAATCTTTCTTAGTCTATTTGGAAACGTATTATAGTATAATGTAATTAATAAATTATAAATAAGAAAGAAATCACATTTAAAGATGGAGCTAGATATATATCATGGAACAAGTTTAATCAATGCTAATTCTATTATTGAAGAGAAAAAATTTATATGTCAGCCTAGAGTCAATCATTGGTTGGGAAATGGGGCTTATTTTTTTGTTGATGATTTAGATGCTGCTACTTGGTGGGCAGGTAATCAATCAAAAAAAGGAGCAGTAGTATATGGTAAGTTTGAAATAGAGAGTAAAGATTTGCTTGATTTAGACAGTTTAGCAGGTGCCAATAAATTAAAAAAAGTAATGAAAAGTCTTAAACATAATAATGTTGATATTAAATTTTCTAAAGAAGAAGAGCAGTATATAAAAGAACATCCTAAAGATTTAACAAATGTTAAAAGAAGTAAATTGATAACTTTAGCCAAAGGATTACTCGGTTTTGGAGCGTGTGTTTATACTTTTCCAGTAGACATAAAAAAATACAATGATATTATGGATTATGGTGTACTTGCACACGAAAAACAGCTAAATATAGTGAATCAGAGTTTAATAAACTTTGACAAATTAAAATTAAAAGAAGTATAATGCA